CCAATATGATATCCGCTTTTGTCAACTTTTCTTTTCAATAATGCAAATATAACCATCTTTTTCGTATTTTTTCTTGACCTTCAATGCTTCTTCTTCAGATTGGAGAATACTGATTGACGAGCTTACTCCTTTCGTGGAGGTGCAAACCCAATAAGGATAGAGCTTCAACATATAGTTTGTTACTTGTTCGGTCATATTCTATGAGAGATTCGTACACTTGTACGGAGTTGATGATGGTTGAGTGGTCACGGTGAAGAATGTTGCCAACGGAAAGATAGGTCATCTTCAGATGTTTCCTACATAAATAGCAAAACAAGTGCCGAGCATCCATAATGTTTTGAGTGCGAACCTTGTCAATGATAGCATCAGGTGTGACATCATAGACGATTGCAACCACTCGCATTGCTTCAGTCCACTCCGCATCAATCTCGTTTATCTTACATCGTGGGTTGATGATTTCTTCTTTGAGTTTTTGAATCTCTCGCATTCGTGAATCGTTCAACGATGCAATCACTCCTTTCAATCGTTTGACTTCTTGTTTTAGTAAGTGGGTTTCTTGATAGTGGTTCATAGGTCGTTTATTATTTGGAATAACTGATAGGCAATTTGTGGAACTATGGCGTTTCCGTATCCTTTGATGGATTCTGCTCTCCACTTTGGAAAGGTAATTCCGTCCAGTTTGTCGGGAATCCCATCATCTCCGCTACAAATCGGGGGTTGAGTTGGGAAGTTCCCCCACCAACTTTGTGTGCTATTTGCTCCGCTAAATTGCTGTTCTCCGCATTTGGCTTGTTGTGTCTTCTTAAACTGTCCATTGTCATTCCTGACCTCAGTCCGTCCGATGCACTTGGAATCAACAGAAATCTGCTCAATGTCACCGAGTGCATACTGCCCTCCTTTACCTGTGTTGATTTCATCGTTGCCGTTGCGTTTGTTGAATCCATTGCAGTTGGAGTTGGTAGCAATGAACCAACATCTATCTCTTCGGTGCGGTGCGTTTTTGGCTGCAGCTGGAATAATAAACGGCTGAACTTCGTACCCTTTATTTTCCAAGTCAACGCACACCTGCTGGAATACCAATCCGCCATCAATATTCGTGATACCAAAGACATTTTCAGCAATGACGAATCTCGGTTTAATTTCTTGAATTGCTCGTAGCATTTCGCCCCACAGGTAGCGTTGATCATCCGTGCCTTTTCTTTTACCGGCAAGTGAGAATGGCTGACAAGGGAAGCCACCGGAAATAATGTCAATTGTGTTTGCATATTTTGTGAAATCAGTTTTACATATATCAATGTGACTATCCGCATCAGGGAAGTGATAGTCCAATACTTTTCGGGGAAACTCCATCCATTCGCAATGAAACACATTCTCCCATCCCATCCATTCCGCAGCAAGATCAAACCCACCTATTCCGCTAAACAATGAACCGTGCCTCATAGTCGTTCTTCGTACATTGTGCGTGATCCAATAAATGTCGTGTCAATCGTGTGGCATTCTCCGTGCCTGTTCTTTGCAATAATCAACTCAGCATCTTCCTTCTCCAGCTTCTCACCTGAATAATATGCCGGTCTAAATGGGAACATCACAACATCCGCATCTTGCTCAATACTTCCACTCTCACGGATATCGCTCAGCATCGGTCGCTTGTCCGCTCTCTCCTCACATTTGCGTGATAACTGAGCCAACACTATCACCGTGATGTTTAGTTCCTTAGAAAGCAATTTTAGGTTTCTTGATATTTCTGCAATCTCTTGCTCCCTATTTTGTTTTGTTCCTTTGATCAACTGGATGTAATCAATCACCAAAAGTTCAAGTCCGTGTTTCGCTTTATGAATCTTGGCTTTGGATTTGATTTGTTGGATACTGCAATTTGGGTCATCATCAATGAAGAATTGAACGGTCTGATTGTTTGCTGACTGGATAATTTGTTCCACTTCGTATTCTCGCAATGTGGCGTTCCTAATCTTCCAACTTGCAATGTCGGTGATCAAGGATAAATATCGTTTAGCAAGTTGGTCGTTTGACATCTCCAGCGAGATAAACAAACCTTTGCCATCTCTCTTTGCAAATTCGTAGATGAGTGACAAAGCAAGTGCCGTTTTACCTTGTCCGGGTCTTGCTGCCATCACAATCAAATCACCAGCGTTCCATCCACCCAACATTCTATCCAGTCCAATCCATCCCGTTGGTTTACCTGTTAGCGTATCCCCACGCTTGTATGCCTCAAGGATTGTATCAACTGCCTTGTTTGTCACTTGAGTCATCGGCACGGGATCATTGATGCTCGTGAACTTGGTATTGTCAACCATTGTTTGAACATTGTTCAGCAGTTCTTTTAAGTCAGCATTCAAATCCAAGTTGGAAAGGTTGTTTAAGAACTCCTTCTTTAGGTACTTGTATTCCAATTCGGGAAGGTGACTGCTGATGTTTGGCATCCCGTAGACATCTTGTGTCAACCGAACGATGTAGATCATCTCTTGTCGGTCAAAATGCTTGGCTAAGGTTAGAACATCAATGGGGTCGTTGTTGATGTACATCTCCAGCATTGCCTCAATAATGCGTTTGTTTAGCTTGTCCTCAAACCATTGTGATTTGATGCGTGGAAGCATTGCTCTTGTTTGATCAAAGAACAAAAGTTGTGAAAGTATATAATTCTCAGAGTTCATAGTCCTTCAAATTAAACTTACTTCGGTGGATTATTTGTTGATTAGTCGGATTATTTTTCATATCTTTTGGTTCATATAGTCCTGAATAGTTTTGAGCAATGGAATGTTCAACAACTTTCGTGAATTCGCTTGGCGTGTATTTGTCTTGATTTGTTTTAACCAGTTGTTGAATACCGGTCTTTGTATATTTTTGTTTCTTCTCTTGCTTATACTTCAACCACAAATCAAACGCAAGTTTGTATTCTTCTTTTACACTTTCATTTTCACTATCACTATCACTTACACTTACACTATCAGCTTTTTTGGGTTCTTGAAAAAAGGGTTGGGTTTTTTGGGTTTCTTCTTCCTTCTTTGGTCTACCACCTTTTGCACCATTCTCCTTTTGTTTATCAATGTAAACTTCATACTTCTTCAAGTCACGCTTCAGAGATTGTTGAATGGGTTCAAATGCAATCTCCAATAGTAAGTCATCACAAATAGGATTTTCATCGTTCACATAAGCAAAGATGTGTTTGATTAATTTACCTGCAATCTCATCAGGTAGTTTGTTGAATACTCCTTGTTGATCACAATAGAGTACAAATGATTTTTTGTCTTTAGCCATAAAAAAATCCCTCTCAAATTGTGGTAGTAGAAGTACACACAACTCAAAAGGGAAACAGGGGTTTAACTTTCGGCATCTTCTACATACCAGTTAACGCAGCAAATCTAATCAATCACGCTGGATATCCCAAATCTTTCTTCACTTTCACCGTGTATCTTTGGCGTGACTGGTAGTTCTGCCCACGCAAGTACTCGTGTTGCTCTTGAAGTTGAGCTCGTGTTCTTCTGATGGTTTCGGGTGATGGTAGTTGCTTGGCTTCAAACATCGTGAAGAAGTCCTTGCCGTTGCACATACCACGATAAATTACCGTCATCAGTTTGAAGTCACAATCCCTTGTTTCGGGTTGGTTAATCATTACTGCAGTTACCGTTGCTTTTATATACTTGTTCATAGTTGTAGTGTGGTTTTATTTTAGTGTGTAAAAATGCTGCTCGTTTTGGGTTAATGTTTAATCTCCATCCGATGTATTCCCAAGTGTGTCGCATATCTTCTCTCAGGACTGCGATTGCCCAAATAAGAGCGTACTCATCCATAGATTTCCTTCGCTTTGCTGAATCCATCGTTGTAGTGGTTTTGACTTATCACTGGTTCGTATTGACTGGCTTGTCGTTCTATGTCCATCAGTATTGATGTGGTGTACACATCAGACCTCAGCTCACCGCTTTGGACTTTCTCCCACAACAACTCAAAAATGAATTCAGTTGTTGTCTTGTTGATCAATGAAGTTTGCATAATCTTTGGCATCTTGTTCGTTTTCAAAGGTGGCGAGTAGCTCTCCAGCGAAATACACTCGCCA